CTCTACGTCGCTACAAAGTAACGATTCCAATATCTTTGCTTTGTCCTCTTCGTATCCAGTACTACCGCACAAAATGATAAAAACCAATAAAAATTCGAAAAATATTAAACCAATAAAAATGGAAAAATTGAAAACCAATAAAGACAGATCTATGTCCATAATTCATCCTCGGATGGTAGGGATCCTGGGTCACTTGGGAAGGCATTTATCCACTTATCTAAGCTCTGATAGAATTGCTCAGTTCTTTCTTCTGAAAGGAGAGAGCGAACTTCTAGATCGAGTCCTTCATACTTTTTCAAGTATGCCAGACGATCCAGGGCTAGCGGTTGTGGAAGAGTGCCGTACTTTCGTGTCCAGATTTTCTCATTATGGCGTAGTGCTCGTTTGTTCACTTCTGTCGTCGTTATCAGGAGTCGATCCAAAGTCATTCCATCCTGGAATAGTAGTTCAATACCTACTATCGATAGGAGTTGGTCGTAGGCGATCACTTTGCGTTCACGGTCTGCGTCTGTGGAGTCAACGTATGTTGGCTTCGGGCATAGACCTTGAGCGATGTGTCTCGTCTGCCATCCTCCCTCCATCGAAACTTTCTTTGGTCGAAATCTGTCCTGCTTCCAATTGAACAGCATCATTTGTGCGATTTTTAAGTCTAGTGTCTTGGGATATGTGGTTTTGGTGGCGAATTCCAATGGAACTCCATAGCCTCCTAGCCACTCTGGGATAAACCAAGGTAGCTTGTAGGTAAATTCATTATACTTTTTAAAGTATTTGAAAACCCTAGCTCGCAAACCTATTGGTGTCATCCTCAGTAATTCCCTTGACCTTGCTCCTATTGTCGCCAATTTGTTGTCCATATTGCTATCATGATCTGTACCTGATCTGATTAATCCTTTGATTAGACCGGTGTTAACGTATTGAACTTCTTCAAACGCGACCTCCCGGTTGATACCATGTATCGTCAGTCGTCTTCCCGGTTTATATAGGAAGCTGGTACTATTCATGTTGCAGAACTCTCTCGATATGTAGGTTTTTCCCACACTCTCGTGTAGGCCTACGACGGCGGCTATGACCTTCCAGACGTTATAAAAGTGTTTGTTTCCTTTTATAAGTCCATCGTCTCCGTTTATAGCCCCGTGACAGTCTTTCAGTGTATATACTCTACCCTCCGATTTCTCTTTCGAGTACCGGGCCATGGCTGCGGTGATAAAGCATAAGTGGTTAAAAGATGTGATTGAGCCCATGAGCTGTCCACCCTTCTGGGGTAGTTCTTGTGGTTCTCCATTCGGTCTTGTTTGTTGTGTTTCGTTTTTGAGTGTGATTGTGTGACCTGTGAGTGATCTTATGTGACATTCGGATTCTTCTTGAGTCAGGCCCAGTATATCGTTGACTTCCTTCGCGGAGGTCTCCGAGGCCCACGAAACTATTTCATTCGTGGCGTTCTGGTAATCAAGGGAGTAAAACCATTCATCTTCTTTGAGCCTGTTACCCAGCCTTTCCGCTAATGACACCTCATTTATTACGCTTCCTATGAAGCCAAAAATGGGGTGTTTCCTCTGCACGGATAACATTTTCCGTTGCAATGGTTTCAGAAGCGTGTAGAGAAGGGGTGGACCCTTTGTGATGACCCGGACCTTTAGTGGTTCGGGTAGTCCAAGTGGCTCTGCTCGTGGTGACTCTAGGAGGGCTGCCTTTTGAAGGCGCTCCCAGAAGATCTGAAATCGTGTGTCGAGTGCGAATGTGTTAATGTTGTATGCAGTTGCGAGCTTAAGTCGTTCCTCTGGTCTGAGGAAGCTTGCTATGTGGGCCGAGATATCTCCTGGTAATGGGAGAACGAGCTTCTCTTCGTTGAGAGCTAGCGTTCCTAGTACTTCAGTTTGATTAATTCTCAGTCCATCTAGTAATTTGCTATCTAGAATAGCACCGACTGCTCCTGCATCATTGCGTGACCAGTTGTAGTTTGCATTTGTGGATGGAAAAAATGGTTTTGTGCGGTCCAACATCGTGTACCTCCGGCTTTCTACTGAGCCGAACACCTCTCTAACTGTGCGACGGATTTGAGCCATAATGGCCTCTTTCGTCGTGTCCGCAACCGTTAAGTATGGACCGACCTTTGGTGTCATTTCAACCATCGGTTCGTCCTCACTGATCGAGCCCCACTCTCTCCCTAAGAGGAGAAGGTGGTCTGTGGTTCTTCGGAACCATAGGTCGTCTTCCTTGTATGTTACATCTCCCTTACTGGTCGTTAGGTCCTTGAATGTGGAAATTTCTCCCGCAATCAAGTCCTCCTTTCCAGGTCTAGGTGTGCCTTTTTTGGCATAAAGTATGGACGTCAGGAATGACTCTCTCAGTGCTTCGGCTGTCGGGAACCCGCATAGGTTTATTGGATGAAGGTCTGTAATGTCCTTCATAAACCTATAGAGTGTTCCAGTCGCTAAGATGTGGGGTTTGTCCCCAGGTATTATAAATGTTGGTAGTTTCTGTTGTTTGTGTGCGGCGTAATAGCTGGCAATCTTATTCTTCAGAAACTTCATGTACGTGGTTGGCCCGTTTCCACTGGACTTATCGTAGTCCTTCACCAGTTTGTACCATTCTGAACCCAAGTGTTTGGAGTCGTATGGCTTGGTGAATCCGTAGATTCGGGCAACCATTAGGATATTCTCCGCTGCGCCCTGCAGCGAGATTAGAAGAGGCGGCGCTTTAATCTTCCTAGTCATGTTTTGATCAATGACGTGGGCAGGAAGGTCTCGGTTGTGTGTTCACACCGGGGAGGGTTCTACCAATTGGGATATGATTGCGAATAAATCGGAT